GAATCCACCACACGCTTCCGAAGCTCTGTGGAACTGAAGGAATGCCTTCTTCGATTATAATGTACTGGACATAAACCTTTTCCTGTATGTTCCATATCTTTGTATTCTTCACCTACGATACGAATGTCAGGATTAATTGTAAGTATCATATCAATGATTTCTTGTTCAGTTGAAAAAGGTATTACTTCATCTACATATTTACAAGATGATACCTGTATGTATCTTTCAAAAGGTGTTTGGATAGGCTGATTCTTTGCATCAGGACGATCTACGGTTGGGTCTGTAAGTAATCCAACAATTAAATAATCGCACATTGATTTTGCTTCTTGTAACATAACAATATGACCTGCATGAAACAGATCAAACGTTGAACAAGTAAAGCCAACCTTTGCGCCTTCTGATAATTTGGTTCTATCAAGAAACATATATATTCTCCTCTTTTAATAATTCCTCTACTCTAGGTGCGTATATATTATATAGTGGTGATTTATCAATTGGTAAGTAATGAATATACGCAGGAATCTTTTTTAACTTTTTAACTTCTCTCATTACTGTTGTCCATACTCGGACATCACCATTAAATCTTTCAGGTTCATAACCATTTTCGGAAAGCCATTTATAATAGATGGCATAAATGTTTTGTTCTATACACCAATACTTTCCACCCATACTACGGTTATTCTTTTTTGAACCGTACTTAGGTATTACTGAACCACCATAACCTTTCTTATTCTTGTACTTATATACACCATCCATGATAAGTATATATGTATCTTTACAAACTGCTCTCTGAAAGAACTCAATATAACGATCATTCTTGGTATGTATTACTTGTCCTGAGTTCATACTAAAGTAAGGTTCTTTTCTCATTGTTGAAATATCAACTAAGTCTTTATAGATTGGAGCCAAACTGGATTCAACAAACTTACCCATAACACCTAATGCAGATTCATTATAGAACACATACTTATTAAAGAAATAATGATCAAGCGGTTTAAGTAATAATACATCGTCGTCCATCATCATTGCTTTATCAATGTTAAGTACTTCGTGTACATAAGGAAAGACCAACCATTTAATTGCTACTCCGTATGCATTTAGAATCTTAAACAAGTATTCTTCATCAAAGAAATGTTTTGTCTTCTCAATCATTTCCGAAGCATAATGTATTTCAATCTTATCTGATATTGTTTCTGTATTATATGTCTTATTCCTATCATCTAAGATAACATTCAAACGTGTATATGTATCTTCACCATACACATTCCAATATTTAAGTAAGCTTTCAATCCTCTCAATATTATTACTTACTACGAATATATTATTCTGCATAATTAATCATATCCAATATATCGTTAACACATTGTAATATAAAATCTTTATCATCGTGGTATTTGTAAACTCGTATTACTTCAGCAGCAACAAGAGTAAGCAGTTCATATTTGTCTATATGATGGTTATATGCTAACAGTGTATTAATAGCAAGATCTTGTTGATGTCGAGAATAATGATTAATCATCAAACTTGCGATAAACTTTGCTATGTCAAGTTCACGACAACCAAATACATTAGGGATAGGATCAATTAAGAACAAGTTATCTTCATTAAACAGCATGTTCTTAACACCAAAATCTCCATGACAATAACCGTATTCTAATTCGATCTTTGCCATCTTTTCAATCACTTCATTAAATGCTTCAAGGTTTGCCAATTGAACATGACTTACAATTCTTGCGATGTAATCGTCAAAGGTTAGAAACTTAGTTTGTTTAATAGAATCAAAAGCATCAAGAGATTCTTGAATCATTGCCAATGCTTTATAAGGTTTGTCATTGAAGTAGTTTGGATCATTAGGAATGTAATCCATTGTAAGTGTATCACCTACAACTCTATGAATTGTTGGAGTGTTTACAATATTACCAGTTTCTTCAAACCACTTTGCTGCTTCATGAGCATTTCTTGCTGTCTTATGTACTAAGGCACCATCAGTATAGATATCAGAACCTGAGAGACCACCTTCGAGTTCTCTTATATCTGTTTCTATAAAATCTTCAGGAGTAATACCTTTGTCGTCAACATAGTATGCTGCAAGTGGTTTATTAAAAGATAGAGCATGGTATTTTACATGATGTTTCTTTAACCAAGATTCAATTTGTGGACCATACTTATCTGATGCTTCTTCTCTACTCCTACAAGAAATAGAACCACGAGCAGTAAAGATATCAATGATCCAACCAGATTCATATAACTTATTGCACTTTTCTATTAACTCAAGATTAGGCTTTGCGTTCTCCCAATCACGATTAGAAGTAAACGCAAGTGTATCATCAAAGTCGAGTACAATTCTTTTATGTAGAGACATCTTAGTCCCTATTCATCATAGATCTTGTTAAACCACCGAAGGCCCAACAGAAATATACAAAGAGTGGAGTTGCGATAGCAAGACGAATCGCGTCAGGCGTCATATCAACCATCTTCATAAATGCAACAAGAATAAACATAGTAGCTGCTATTGTGCCAACTGCTGCGATTCCATACCAAGTATCAATAATAATTTCTTTCATAATATATCCTCAAATAATAAATTCTATTATAACAAAGTTTAAGTCATATGTCAATAGATTAGTTGACTGTATCATTCATAAAGTCAACAAGAACACCTGACTCATCAAACATTCTTCGAGATTTCTCAAATGAATCTAACCACTTCTGTGGTATATCTTCCATTGCCATTACAATTCTATTTATGCCAACTTGGATAATTCCTTTTGCACAATCATGGCAAACTGGTAATCCGTAAACATATAGAGTTGAACCTTTTAATGAAATACCGTTAAAGGTAGCATTATATATGCAATTCATTTCAGCATGAACAACCAAATCATATTTAATTGATCTGTCTTCATATCTTTCAGGTATATCTTCAATTCCTTTTGGAAATCCGTTATACCCAGTGGCTAGGATACGACGGTCATCATTAACTGCCACCGCTCCTATTTGCTTTGATGGATCTTTACTCCAAGAAGAAATCTCTCGAGCAACTCTCATAAAGCGTTTATCCCACTTATCCTGCATTTACTAATTCCTCTACAAATTCAAAATGTCTTTCGTAAACATGGAAGTTAGTTGCTGTCCATATTAAATCACCAGCTTCAATCTCAAGATCATAAGCAAGTTGATTCTGAACAAACTTTGCCCAAGCATAATCATTATTATAACCAAAGACTGCGTCGTTAGATCTCATTACATAATGGGAAATAAGTTTACCGTCTCTAATCATAAACGTATTACTAAAGGTACACATAAAGTCATTCATACCGTCACGGTTGAAATCAGTATGCATACTTGGTCGATTATAAATCATTGAAGCACGTCGGCTGTTTGGATTATTTCTCAACTCTCGAAGTACATGTTTATACTGATGACCATTCTCTTCAGAGTAAATACACCAACCATAATTAGAATTGATCTTACCTTCGTCAGAAGATATGTCTTTCCAAATCTGTGGTGTATCACCAGGAATATCATCAACATATAATGATTCAGACATGTACCAATCTAGTTCACGTTCAATATACTTATATGCAGGTTTACGAATTACGAAATCTTCATCGGCAAGAAACGATTCACCAAAGACTTCGATAGTTTTTGCACCAGTACGATCAATAGTATAATCTTCACAGAGATACTTGTTCATAATGATGTTACGAATGTCTTGGACTTGTTTCATTAGATAGATTCCATTAACGCTTCAATATCAGATACTTCTGCAATTAGATCAGAAACATTTTGATTATGGAAAGCTCTTGCGGTTTTCCTTAGGATTGATTTTGGGATCTGAACTTCTTCAGCCAAAGCATTGATTGCTTCTTTTTGAAAATCACGTTCTGATTCCATTCTTGTAAACGAATTACTCATTTCTTCCATGCAACCACGGATTCGTTTTTTGTCTGCGTCACTTGACGGTAATATCACATTGCTCATTATTTAGTACTCCTGTTAAATACATCTTTAGTTGAATCCTGACCTTTAATACCTTTACGACAGTAAGAGACAAAGAAACTTGAATAGTTAATTAAATCTTTTGCTGAATCTTCAAGGGATTCAAAGTTAGGATCATAATCATCTGACTGCATTGCTTCCATTACAGATTTCATACGTAGCATTTTTGCATGCATGATATCATGAATGGTTGTAATTCCGTTAGGATAGTAGTCAGCTTGTTGAACAGTTGAGTTCGGATTTTGATAATCACGAGACTTTCTCAACTGAAGGTCAACGCACTCTTGTAGTACATCAACCGAAACTGGGTTTGTCTGTTTCGACATAGTTTACTCCATAATAAAAAATCTATTATAACAAAGTTCTAATAGAATGTCAATAGTTATTGTAATTGATTGCTGAATGGTAATTCATATCCTTCTTCAAGGAATTGTGCGGTAAGTGATCTCTCAACATTACCATGAACCTGTACTTCTTCTTTAGTAACTTTACCTGTAAGAGGACAGACAACATCAATGACCGTAGGTGGTGTATAGATTCCAAAGACATGAATTGTTTCTTTCATCAAACCACGTTCTTCCATAATACGAAAGATCCTTGCGTTAGTACCATCTCCTCGTGGAGTAATACCATTCTTATACATTCCTACTCTACCATTCCATGCCGTTTTACCACCAGCTTTACCTATCTTCATAAGTTGACCTTTACATACCATATAATATACTAAATCATTGTTTAGGTCTTTGGCTCTAAGGTGTGGTGATCTGACATAAGAAAGTCGGTCTCCGTCAATTTGGAGAGTACCGATAAATGTCATTTTGGTTATATGTTCTTTTAATAAAGACCCATCGAGAGATAGGTCAGTATTGAAGATTTCCATTTGCATAATATAAAAGTCTTTTTTAATTTACAGATATATTATAATCTAATTCATAAAGAATGTCAATAGTTTTTTAGAGAACTTTTCTCCAAACATTCTGAATTCTGTTTTGTTTCATGAATAAATGAAACGTATTGTATTGCTGTATAATGTATTGCATTGTGTTTCCTACTTGTTACCTACATGTTACATAAATGTAACATTGTAATATTATATATAAGGAAAACCTAATGGTATCAATAATTTATACGACTTTTGGTGCCGCAGGTATTACAAACGTTCTTACTGTTGCCAATTTATCTTCGGCTTCGGCAAGTTTTGCGACTTCAGCATCAAGAGTTTCAACTGTACCAGGATGTTCTGCTACTCCAACTCCATTCTCTAAAAATACCGCAATGTTTGCTGTATGTTCTGCAATGGCTGCTTCGTATTTTGTAATTAGTGCGTTGACTAATATTTCTCTAATTGCCATTTTATTCTCCTTTCAATGTTGGTAGGATACCGTGATTACCTTCGTGAGATGGAGCTGTCCATCCTTCAGGTTTCATTAGATCAGGTAATCCTAATGGGTTTGGCCTTCCTTCCTTTACTCCAGGTTCTTTGGCCATATTTGCTTTAAGAACTTCGTCCCAAGCTTTATAAGGATCGACTCCGAAGGCATCAAGAGTACCGATTGCCACTACACAAAGGTCAACTAAACCATCTACGATTTCTTCGGAGTCGATAACTTTTTGGGCTGATCTTGTTTCTTCAAGTTCTTCTTGTAGGAAGTCAACTCGAAAACGCAAGAACGCCTTCAACTGATTTATATCTGCTGTCTGCATCCAATCATGTGTTTTATATTTGGCTTGCATTTCATTAATGTCTTTTACCCAGTCTTTACTCATTTGGATATCCTTGTGAAATATATACACCGATAGAACCAATTTGTCCTTCGGTTAAACCTTTTGCTGTTCCCCACATCAACATAGATTGAGGACCAACTTGTTCTCCTGCTTTATATTTTAATAACTTACCAATAATATCATCAGCAGATTGTCCTTGTAATTTAGGACCTATACCACCTTGTCCTTGTGGTCCATGACAGGCAGCACAAGTATTCATAATTGGTCTGATATCAGCAAAACGATCTTCAGCCATTGCGACTGATGTCATTCCTAATAGAGCAGTTGTTAATAAAACGTTCTTCATAGTAATTCCCTTAATTGGTCGAAACCACCGATCTTTTCTTCGTCTTTAATAATCTGAGGAAAAGTTCTTGCGGTTGGAAAAATTTCAAAAAATTCGTCTTGAGAATAATCAAGACCTAAATGCATGTACTGATATTCAGCACCTTTAGATTCACAAAGTTGTTTTGCCATTTTACAATAAGCGCAATTGTCTTTACCGTAAATCTTTATCATACTAGTTTTAGTCCACCACTATCTGGTAGAGCTATCCCTGTTGTTGCTTCAAGTACCTGCTTTTTCAACTCGTCTTGTGGTTCAGCCACGAACATAACGTGTTGTTCAGATACAGCAATTGGTTTTCTTGAGGCATAAGGTACGAAAGGAACCATTCCAATTTTACCTTCACCTGCTGGTACTAACAAGATTCCATCTGTTAATGTATAGAATCCTTTATCATATACCACTTTTGCTACAACCTCTTCTCCGGTTGATAGTCTTACAATTTGTACATCGCTCATTGCGTTTCTCCTGTAATAGTGTTTATTATAACACAGTTTAATTTAAATGTCAATAGTTTAACTGAAAAAATCTTCAATCGTATTTACCTTTTCAGCTGACCATCCGACCGCATCAAGAATTGATTGAATAGGACTAAGGAACACTTTATCAAACTGAAGTTCAGTATCAATGTAATCATGTAGTCCAAGTTGTTTGGGTAAAAGGCCTGGAACCGATATTGCGTTTTCACGAATCGGATTAGGTACTTTCAGATATAATAGTTTGACCTTATCTCCACCTTGAATCGTCTCAAACTTCTTATCAAGTCCTTTTTCTTTAAGGAAATGGTTATACATCAAGGAACCACGAACATGCATTGGAGTACCTTTACGGTATATAGAACTCTTCTCTTGATACTTTTTGAGTTCAGATACACCTGATGTCTTTGCGATAGCAATAGGATCTAACTTACGAAACTCTTCTTTGAAATCTCGAATGAACTCTTGGGTTGTTACTTCGTCAGTGTTCATAATTACTTCAAAACATTTCTTGAGTTTCTCTCGACAGATTTCAGGAGTTGAAGATCTTACTGATTCCAATCCTGTAACTGATATCTTAGGAGTATCATAATGTACACCTTCAGAGTTCAACGTATTTAGAA